CGCCAGTACGGTCTGCGTTCCGTTGAAGCTCAAATCGGAGACGCTTTGCACCTGGATGATGTTTCCCGCCTGCAAGTTATGCGGAGAGTTCGTCGTCATCGTGACGAGACTGCCTAAAGTGCGTACGGCCCCAGTAGGAGGAATCGTCACGGTGAACGGAATGTCCGCATCCATGAGCATTGCTCTCGTGAGAGAGAAACACTCACTACCGAACGGAAACGCAGTTGTGCCAAGTACCGGCAATTAGATTCCCCCGATGGGTCCATCCAAATCCTGTTCAGGAACAGGTTCCTTTTTGGGGCGTCCCGGTCCACGCTTCGGTGCAACCGGCACGCTTTCTTCTTCCGATTCCTGAACAAGGCCAAACTGTTTTGCCTTCTCGAAATCGAGTATTGCATGGCAGCCCTTGCAGATTGCGACTCCAACGTTGATGGATTCTCCGCAAGCAGGGCACTGCGTCATTGGCGGAGGAGCGACAATCGCCCATTCCCTCTTCAGCCCCAGTTCATCAACGGCCATTTTGCAAATGTCGGGAATCTCTTCAATCTTCTTTGTCCGCATGAACTCTTTGTCACCCGCTTCAATGAGCTTTTGCAGCCACTTGATGCGTGTCTGGCGCGCGGCGGTGACTTCCGCTTCAGTGGGGATATGGTCGGGCGCACAAGTAAAGCAGCCACGCTCTGTAAGCCGTTCATTGGCGAAGTAGTCTGCAACTACCTGCTGGTAAGGAATCGGCACGGGGATTTTCTCCGCTTCGCTTTCCGCATACGTGACGTAGATTTTCTTCACATCCATCTGGTCGTCAATCACGATGCTGGTGAATGGCTTGTCTGCGGGACAAGCGGGAATTCTCCAGCCGAGCGTGTTGTACGTCCTTCGCGGAAGCTGAATCTGTTCCTTTGAAGTATTGCAAATCTGAATGCTTCCCATCTTTCCTCCTAGCTGAATTTAGAAATCTCAAAATCACTGGGCATGATGACATGCTCGTTCTTTGCCCATTCGGGACGTGCTTCTTCAATCTTCCTGATTTTGTCGCACAACTTATCGTCTTCTGCCTTCTCTTGTTCCGCGAACATGGCCCGCTTCGCTTCTTTCTTGATGCGTTCCGGTAAATCCCGATTCCTGATAGCCGTATCCACGATGGCATCGCAGATAGTCGGCGTAAGCGGAACAAACTCTTTCTTCCACGTCACGCCTTTTGAATCTCTGTACTCGCGTTCAATTACTTTTACTAGCTCATATTCGCCCTCTCTGGGAAATGGACCCATTGTTTCTACGCGGATTCCATCTATGTACTCGGTAAACATAGTTTCCCAAACAAGTTCAGAGCCATAATTCTCTGGTGGGCACCACACTTCAAGAATCCAACGGTCCTTAGCTTCCGGATGCTTGTGCACACGTTCCAGACCGATATGCGACCCGATTACGTTACCGCTGTCGTCATGGTGATTCCATTTACCCCCAATCCATGTAAATCTGTCCCCTCCCCAAATTACCCTGAAATTAGGTAGACCATGAGGATTTAATCCCCCTTTTTCCCGAATACTTTTTTGCAAATAGGCAGGGACTTTCACGGTAAAATACCTCCGTGTACGACCCTGCCAAACGACATTTGAAATACCTCAAAGCCAAAGCTAGTCGCCCTGAAAAACTGAGAGAATCTTCTAGAAAATCCTGCAATAAAGCTTTCCATACAAACCCAATCCGTAGAGCTAAGATTCTGGCCGCTAATAAGAAATGGGCTAAAGCCAATGCAGAAAAAATGAAAGAGTATAAGAGAAAATGGTATTTTAAGTTCAAATCCAATCCTGCCAACAAGAAAAAAGCTATAGATAATGCTAATCGTTGGCGGAAAAACAATCCTGAAAAGTTCTCTCATCTTGCTAGGCGCAACCAACATAAAAGAAGGCTGTATAAAAAGCATTCTGCAAGTAAGCATACATTTGAGCAATGGAAATCCCGGTTGGCCTTTTACGGATGGCGATGCTTTTATTGCAAAATCCCTCTCACCTTCAAGACCGCTACCAAAGACCATCGTATTCCTCTATCTAAGGGCGGGACTGATTGGGCTTCTAATATCGTCCCCGCGTGCCTTTCCTGCAACTGCAAGAAATATAATTCTAAGGTGGGGCGAGTTATTCTCCCGCCCCAAGAGAGTAAAACTACTCTTCAGTAAATGCTCGATGACCCGATTACAGGCAATCCCAGGGATTTTATGTAGCTAGAGCCCGCTGGATTTCTGTTATAGGTCTGGATTCCAGCCTTCATCCAGAACTGCTCCTGTGCAAGCAAGCCGCCTGGAACGGTGGAAGTGTCAATCTTCGGCCAGACAATCTTGTCGCCAATCGTCAGGAAGCCGGTATCGGTGGCCACGATGCGCCCCCAATAGCCAAGGCAGAGGAAGTCAATGCGCGTACGGTCCTGGTGGATGGACTGCACCACAGGAACATTCGACATCTTGAGTCCCGACTGGTTGTTGAACATCAGGTCTACTGCTTGGTTGCCGGTTGGGTCTTTCCAGATGTTGCTGATGAGCAGCGCAATCGACTCGTAGGAATCAGCTTGTGCCGGATGCAGGTAGGAAATAAGTTTCGTCATTTCCGTGTTGAAGAAATTGTCTCCAAGATTCAAACGGATGCGGTTCAAAGCTGCACGAACCATGCCCGTTGTCAGCGTGGAAGAGCCTGCATTGACGGATGGCGTCACAACCTGCGGAACAGTCGCCCGGTTCAAGCCCAGCCAAGTGCCGGAAGTCGCGTCCGACTGGTGGTACTGGATGCCGAACAGCGAAGACTGCGCCGTAAGCGTGCCGGAAAGACCGCCGATAACGAGGAGGTCCGTGGCGATACTGCCGCCCGGAGCCGCCGCTACCGTGATGGTGTGAGCTACGCGGTCAAATGCCGTAACCGTTGAAGAACCACGGTTAGTCGTAAGCGCCGCGTTATACACCTGCACGTTCTGGCCGACCATGACGAGTTCTTCCTTGAAGCCGTCAGTTGTCATTGTGAAGGTATTGGTGGACACCGAAGTAATCGTGCCGATTACGCCGTTGCCTGCCGTGTTCATCAGCATGTCGAGGAACGTCTTGAATTGCTTTACCGCAAGACGCATAACCTCGCCCGTTGCCGATTTCACGCCGCGTTCAGCTCCCGTGGTTGCATACTTCGCAAGCAAGGTATAGCTGAAGCCTGACGTGTAATAGAACGGGGTAAGTGTTGCGGTCTGCCACACCGGGCCTCCGGTGTCGCCAACCGAACCGCCGTCCATACTCACCTGCTGGAACGTTCCGCCAATCGACTGAAGCAACGGAATACGCGTTGCCCTGTTCGATGCCGGATCTGCTTCCTGCTTTTCCATCAGGTTGTAGAGGACGGAGTCCATCTCCAAAAGTTCGGGGATACCATCTTTGTAAACAATCAGCTCGCGTTCTAGGCCTTGAACGTTTGCCTCAACTGAAGCCATTCCAATCTCCTTTTGGCATCCCCGCTAAAAATCAAACCCGCGCTTTAGGCGGAACGTAGTTCCCGGATTCCATTTCTTTCCATACGTCTTCCGATGTTCGTTTACCGTTCTTCGGCACGGCGGCGGCAGCGGAAGAGGTTGCTTGTGGACCGGAACCAACGTCTTTGGTCTTTGCGGCGATTGCCTGCTTTGTCTCAATCGTCTGCTTGCTCGTCTGCAAGATGGATTTGCTCCACTCGCTTGCAATATCTCGCGCCACACGCGGAATGACGAGCTTTGCCCGCTTTGTGGCGAAATCAACGATGGCATTATGGTCGGAAATTCCTTGCCGCCCTTTTTGTGCGCCTTGACGGTAACTCTCCATCTGTGCGACAAATTGCGGCTGTTCACCGAGGGCTTGAAGCGTCTTGTCGTAGACTTCCCTGACCATGCGTTTCATCGTCGCTTCCGAAGCATTGGGAGCAGCCTTTTTTAGAGTGCTCTCAATCTCGGCAACCGTGCGATTGATGACTACGCTGTCGGTCTGTCCCCAGAACGATTCAAACGCTTGCGTGCCTTCCGACTGCTCTTTCTCTTGCAGTTTCTTGCGCAACTCTTCGACTTCAGGATTGCTGGCCGGTGACGCGGTGCGTCCCGGTGCAATGCCAAGTGACTGAGCTACGAGTTGAACCGCTTGAGCCAGTGCCTCGTTTTTATCCCGCGCTGCAATCCCATAGAGATTATTCAGCACAGGGTCAATGTAACTGGCTGCCTGATCGCGCCAGGCGTTCAGGTCCGTCTTTGCAAGAATCTGCGGCAGTTCGGAAACTAGCTTCGTAAACGCATGGGAATCGGACTGTTTCAGGCTTTCCATGAACTCGGCAGGGCTTTCGCGGTAGGTTTTACCGAAAGCTCGCGCCTGCTCCGACTCTTCCACCAGCTTTTCAGCGTCGGCAAGTGTCGGTACGCGTTCATGTATGCCCTTGAACTCTTCCCACGGCTGGTCCCCACGCATTTCTACGTAGGCTTTGTGCTGGCCGAGAATCTGTCTGAGCTTTGGAGCTGACTTGATTTGGTCCTTGAACTCCGAAAACTCTCCAGTCCCTTCCGGCACTTCGTCCAGATTAACTTCTGTTTCTTCCGGTTCCACGCCTTGGGTCGGTTGTTCGGCAGTTTCCTGCCCCGGCACCGCTGCCGGAGTTTCAGGCGTTTCTGTGCTTGGCGGAGGCACTTCCGGTGTCGCAGCCGCGCTTGCTGCGCCGCTTTCAATCTTGGCAAACTTCTGCTCAAGAGTGTCGGCGGGGGGTGTTACTACTGTCGTTGCCATTTTTCTCCTTAGAGCTGCGTCATTTAACGCTGACTAGGCGATTTGCTCTATGCTCCCGCTCCTGGACTTCCAGAAGCAGAACTCGGTTTAGGCGGATTCTTCTCCGCTGGCTTTAGATGAGGCGGTGGGAGCATCGCTCCAGCCCCTCCGGCGTCGGCAAGTGGTCCTTGATCTTGCAGGGCCATTGCCGCGACTGCTTGCTGCATCTCCTGCTGCTTCTCCATCATTGCGCAGGCTTTTGAGAACAAATACACGTTGATGTAGCCGGCAGGATTCGCTTGCTTTACCTGCAAACCTTTATCGCTGATGAGCCATGCCTTTGCCGTTGCCGCCGCTACTTTTAGATCGTCAATATTCGGGTCAGGAACAATACTCGGTACAGGCTGGGGAGGAGTTGGCTTGCCATCGGGTCCAACGCCGGGCTGTCCTGGTTGCGGCTGTTCCTGGGAAAGCTGGGCAATATCAAGATTGGTTTTCTTCCTCTGCTGCTCGCCAGGCACCTGAATATCGGAAATACCCAGCATGCGGAACGTATACTCAAGATTTTCAGGCGTTGCCACGGTTTGGAGGAAGATCGGGTTCCCGCCGTTGAACATATTCAGCAAAAGCGCTCGTACATCTGCTTCGAGGACCGGAAACTGCGCATCAACTTCCGGGAAGGCAACGATATTGCCCTGCATGTCCTCAAGCCGCACGAAATCGGTGTCAAATTCGCCTGTATCGCCCTGCTGAGCTACTTCCATGTCCTCAGTGCGGTTATTGGCGAAGCATTTCACTGCTTTTGCATCGACATTCGCCAGAAATTGCTGGAAATTGCGCCAGACACGCCCGATTCTGCCCATTGCCTGATTTCTTTGGATAGCAATGCCAGCCGCAGTGTCGTTTGAGCCTGTATCTCCGCCAAAAAGGGCTGGATAGTTACCTGAGAGAAACTGAGGAATGGCGTTCATCAGCATGTCGATGTACTTCATCATGGCCATCGAAGGCTCTACGGCTTGTGTAAACTGCATCTTCTGCCGAATGTCCTGATTTGGAGCCAAAGTCACGGGCGTAATATTGCCCGCATTCGCTACTTGCTCGTTTCTAGCCTCAATATCGAAAAGGTCTGTTGCGGCAAAGCCTTCCGGCACTCCATTCATGCAAATCTCAAACAAAAGATTCGTGCAATCGTTGAGCTGGTCCTGAATCGGCAGAATCGAGCTGATCAGCGTCTCTCGGATTGACCCCTCGCCGGGCATCGTCTGCATGGATTCCCACGCCTCATCCATCGACTCCGCCTTCGATTCGCAATACTGGCCATTGTAGAAAACAATCTTGACGCCCTTTGGATACATCTGGAGATACTGCGCCCGAAGCACCTTGTCCGTAATCCGGTAAAAGGCTTTTGGCCGTATCCATGCCCGTTGAAACGTTCCGAGGCCCTCAAGTGTCACTCCTGAATGTCTGCCTGTGCCAAGATAAAGAAGCCTGCGTGCGATGCGCTCATAGCTGGCTGCTGTTCCTGCATCGTCGCCGCCTGTCGTGCCTGACAGCAAATCCTCTTTCTCCGGGTAAGTCGCAATCGCCACGGACTTGTCGATGTCCGTTACCCAGTCCATGTACAGGAAGTCAGATTGTTCATCGGCATAAGCCGTTCTACGAATCTGCAACGCCGGAACGATGCTGACAACTTCCTGCCCTTTGGGAATCTGCAAAGTGCCTAAAGTCTCTAGGCCTGTAGCGGTCGGAGGGGGATTTTCCTGTGTTGGCTGGCCGCAATCGGGGCAAGTCGGCTGTGTATCGAGACTGCCTTCCGCTTCATATCCACAGGAAGGACAGGAAACCGTAGCTGGCCCTATCGGAACCTCTACCGGTGAAAGAATGTCTCTTTCATCATGGCCGAATTTGTCGCCATCGCTGACATACCGCACATGAGCGCCAAAGAACCCGTCTGTGCACATGAAATAACCTGCTTCATCCATGCGCTTTGGCCAATCGTTCTTGCGGTGCATCTGATCGGTGAACTTGCTGGCATTCTTGGCCGTAGATACATCCTGCGGGTCAGAAGCCTTTGCAGGAAAGAACTGCGCCCTCGTATTGTTTTGCGTGATGACGCTGGAAAGCGAAAGCCCTGTCGCCTGAAAGATGTTTGTTACGTTCTTGAAATTGCCGCTGTTTGTGTCCGTTTCGTCAAAGCCTGCTGGCAGCATGTTCGGCGGATACCAGGCTCCTGCTGAATTGTCATACCACCAGTACTGCTCGCCACGCATGTAGAGGCGTCTTTGAAGGATGAGCTTCACTTCTTCCCTGCGCGGAATGTCGTCAATGCGTTCGAGGTCTACGAGCAATTGCCAAATGGGATACCACAATTCACGCGGCAGGTTATTCGGGTCGGGCTGAGGTCCTCCCTGTGTTTGCGCCTGTAGCGGTGTGGGGTTTGTCGCCATTTAGTTCGAGCATACCCAGACATTCGATGAGCCTGAAGCCGTGGTGTAATTGAATCGGTAGAGCGCCCCGCAGATAACAGGAGTGATGGTCTTGAATGGAGCGGCATTGGTAAGCTGGGCCGTGGCAACTGTAGTCCACGTGGTGCCACCATCCAGGCTGATTTGCAGATCGCCGCTGAGCGTAGTGACTGTGCCAACGGCCTGAAATGTCGCACTGAAGTCTCCAGCGCCTTTATGCTCAGCGAACGAAAATGTGTTTCCTGCTGCGGGAGTTGTGACCGCCGAATCGATGAGGGTCGCATTGCCGGTTTGAATTACCTTGTTGGCTGCCATTTATATTTTGAAACCAGCTTTCTTTTTGAGTGGCTTCCAATGTCTACGGGCCATTCTAGCGAAGTTTGCTTCCTTGCCAAGTTTCCCGCCAGCACCAGCCTTCTGATTCGCATAAGCCTGTACCGACTTTCCAGCCGCATGGGCTTTCTTCGTGAACAGGCCGCGATTGGCAGGATTTATATTTATCATTTGCTCGGTGGTACAAGTGGCACAACAGGCGTAACGGCAGGCGCAACCGGCACCACGCTCACAAATGGCCGAAGGTCAGGCGCTCCATGTCTGCGTTCTTCTCTTGGTTCTGGCCGCGTATCCTTCGCTGCGTTGCGGCGTTCGGGCGGAGCAAAGGCATTGATTTCCTTTGAAAAGAGCGTAGGGTCAGCCGCACTTGCCTTTGCTTCCTTGGGAGTCTTGCCCAGCATCTCCAGGAGCCATTCCCGTGCATCGGTCTGATTACCCCTATTAACCACGCCAAAAAACCTGTCGAGTAGTTCCTTCGTTAAAATCATTCGCTTCTCCTTTAGCCGCCACCGATTGACTCTGAACCGCCGGGGTCTTGCGTCACTACTTGTCTGGGCACAGGAACGCTTGGCGTAACTGTAATCACCAAGTCTACCTGCGAAGGGTTTGGGTTTGTCGCTACGCCGCTTACAACTGCCCCGGCAAACGAAGCTGCTACCGTGGGATTGATGTCTGCTGACAGAGTAACGGTCATCGTGCCGTCTAGATTCATTCTGACGTTGTCGATGTGCATGGACATGCTCACGCCTTGCTCTGTAGATATTGATTTGCTTTGCAAATTTTACAAGCCCTACCGCCTTTGTGCGGGCGAACATACGTATTTTCTACCGTGAACTCATGGCCACGCTTACAATGGGTTTTCTTTGCGTTGCGAGCGCTTATTCCAATTCCACGCAGTACATTCTCTCCGGGTTCTACCAACTCCAAATGGGAAGGCTTTACGCACTTCCGATTACGACATAGGTGGTCAATGTGCTTTCCTTTAGGGATAGGCCCTACGTATCTCTCGTAGGAAAATCGGTGTGCTCCTATCGTTCTTCCGTCTACATCGAGTGCCCCGTAACCATTTTTACCGAAAATTCCTTTTTGCCACTCCCAACAGCCGCTCGCGACAATGCATACCGCATTTAGAAAGCGTTCGTCCGCCGTTCCGCGCCAATCTTTGGTATGTCCCCACGTCATGATTTCAATTCCCTGACCAACGCCGCCAATACTTTCTTTGGTGGCAAATCGCGTTTTGGCCTTCCGGGTTTACGCGCTGCCATTTGACTTGTCCTTTGGCATCGTGAATGCCGCTAGTTTTGCTTTGAACTGGCTGGGCAGCATCCGGCCATGCGTCTTAGGCAAAGCCTGTGGTGCGGTTGGTGTCAGCTTGGGAAGGCCCTGCTCAGTGAGGAATATCTCTTGCCACTGCCGCAGCTCAGTGCGGGTACGTTCTAGCTCCTGCTCAAGGTAACAGGTGTAGCGCGACTTGGTTATTCTTTCCCAGAAGGACGCAAAGCGGCCCATACGCGCAAGATAGACTAAATACGCAGAGAGTCAATCAATTGGTGTTTATGTGAACTTCCAAATGGTGCTTTCTGCACAGCCACGTCACTTCTAGCGGCTTGTCGTAATCGGCATGATGCATCTGGCTTTTATCAGAACCGCACACCTTGCAGGCCATCCGGTCAATCTTTCCACGACGAAGATAAACATTGGCGTAGGCTCGCGCATTCATTTTCTTTCGAGCCAACCCAATCAAAGGATGAGTCTTGCGCCACTCTCGCATAAAGGCAGCGTGGCAAATTAGGCAATCCCGTTGGCCTTTTCTGGATGTATTTCCGCATGAACATGCTGGCATGGGCATGACCTTAGCACAGTCTATATGGAGTTTCTAGTGGAACGTTCATGTAACGAAACGTTACCGTGCAAATCTCCAGTGTCTCCGCTTGATAGGGATTGTCGTTGGCTGCTTCTTGCTCTCCGCTATCGCCTTTTCGTACTGCACCATCATGTCAGGAGCCGCTTGTTTGACGATTTCCTGCACGCGCTCCTTGAGCCTGAGGGAAAGAGGCTTGCCAACTACCGTGATTCGCTCTTCAGCCAATCCATACCGAGCACAGTCTGCCGGGTCATCGCCTACGTAGTTCTCGCTGTGGTCAACCTTCAGAACGTCTTCTGAATTGCGCTGCATGTCTCTGACGAGCGTTGGCAGGCATTCTATGAGCTTTTTGCACTCTCTGCTGATCTTCCACTGTTCTGCTTCGATTAGCTGGTGCATCAGTCGCCAGCCAGAGATTCTGGTACCAGGACTGGCATCGGCTGGCGTGGGATAGGCCACATTCGATGGTAAGGCGTTTGCAATCAGCTCGGTAATCGGCCTTCGAGTCTCTTTTGAGAGCTTGCCGAACGCATCCCAACTTAGATAGAAGTTCTTGATTGGCTCGCCCTTCGATAGTTCGCCGATCTTGTGCCCTAAAGCCGCTTCGCCTAGTCCAATGCTCCAGAACTCTCTGTAAGTTGTGACAAAGCCTTCTTCGTCCTGTGCATGCCAATGAAAACAAGCAGGATGCTCGAATCCCCAATCTCCGCTAATCCAGCGTTTGTGCCATGGCTGGATGATGATGCTTTCGGCTTCAACTGTGTCTTTCTCATAGCGGAAGTTCTGGAAGTATTGCCCTTCAAACGCTCCCCATTTGCCGTAAAGCCAGGCCTCTCTCAAATAAGCATTCGTCAGCCCGGCCAGAGTTGCCCCAAACTGCGTTCTGTTTATGAAATACTCGCGCCTACGATCTTCGTCCCATGAGTAGAAGTCTTCCTCGTCTAGGCCATCTTTCTCAAGCTCTGTTCTCGCCCACTCCACGTTATCCCACGCAAACGCTTGAATGAATGCCCACTTATTCCGAACTTCCTCGCCTCTTAGTTGCCCATCGGGAAACACGCGTTTCAGGTAGTTCAAGCCCTTTGGCGGGATTCCTGCCTCAGAAAGCCCTGGCATGAACGTGTAGACCATCTTGGGAGTGATCGCCCTGTTGCTCGTGCAGCGATTTGAGCCAGTCAGCTTCTCCAGCTCATCTTGGCTGAACTCTTGTGATTCATCGACCATGATGTCAGCAAACTCAGCCGAATAGAAGTTTGCCATGTCCTTTTCGTGCTCTGCTGAGCCAAAGAACAGCTTTGAGCCATTCGGAAAGGCTACTTCCTTGCGCTGTTCGTTCCACCAGCCGCGTGTTACCGGAAACTCTTCAAACATCTTGATTATGTGCGACTTGTAAAGCTCTGGATACGTTCTGCGGAGAATCAGGCCTGTTGTATTCGCGTATTCCAGCCTTCTGAGCAGCATACATCTGCGGCCACCACCAGATTTCGCTCCGCCTCGCGCTCCGCCAAAGCCTATGCGTGTTGTCTGTGAATCGTTCCAGAGTTCTAGTAGGTGGGATTGTTTTGGCTGCAGCGAAACCGTGATTTCAATGCCCAACGTGACGAACCTTGACGGTTATTTCACCCTCAAACTTGCCAACGACAGGCTGAATGGGCATTCCGCGCTTGTACTCAACCGCTCGCTTGAACGAACTCCATTTAATTGGGTCGAGCGGAATAGGAATGATTCGCTGCGTGCCATCTTCCTGAATATCAACCACATAGCCTGACATGAAGTAGCGCCAGAACTTTGCCTCTGTTTCGTCGTCAATCAGTGCATGAAAGAATTGCTCGACCTGCTCTTTTTTTTCGGGCGTGTTTTTGTTCTGAGTGCCCTTTTGTCGGCCACCCGTCTTTGCGAGTCCTGTAGGTCTGCTCATTCTAATTCGTTTCTACTTTACAATCTAAAGTCTGTCAATAGGTTCTAGTACTATGCGAAAATCCTTATGAGAATTTGCTTGCCCAGAATCTCGCCTTTAATTTGCTTTTGCCGGTAGACTGGCCCACCTAACTTGATGATTCCATTGAGTATAGCCCAATAGCCATGAATGATGGGCTTGAAACGCTCTAGCTTGTTCCGTTTCTTGAACGCCCAGGTTTGCTCATAATTCATGCCGGATTCTGCTTTACGCAGATCGCGGAGTATGCCCATCGGCACGTCATGCCCCCAACGATACCAGAATTGTGCCCAGCCTCTTAGCTCCACAGTCGTGATGCGGAATTGGTTGTACGCGATGCCCGCTACCCGCATCTCATAAATTAGCTGGTCTAGGGTGTCGTAATAGTTCGGGAATTTCTTGTGATTCGGGAAAGTTATGAGTGCCTGTCCACCCGGTTTTAGGCACTCTTTGACGTTCTGGAATACTGGCGTGGATGACTCTAAAAACCGACCATTCTCAATGCACTCCAGCATGTCCAAACTGTAGATGACGTCGAACTTGCCGAGACAGCGCACCGCTCCGGGCTTCGTGAAGTCCGCCTGATAAGACAGTACCCGGTCAATTCGTGGCAGGCTGGAAATGTCCGCTACTACCATCTGCTCCACACGCGGAGCCAGCTTCCATGCCGTGTAGCCGCTGCCGGGCCCAATTTCCAAGATTTCTAGCCCGTCCATCTTCGGCCCGAACTGCCAGAGAATCTCATCTCTAATTGGATAATCGTGGATTGGCGCACTCATTCCTTTGGCTCCGCAGCGAACCAATCAGCTTTCCGCTTGGCGCAATTCTTTTTCTTCCACGTTGCCCAATCTACTCGGCTACAATCCTTCAACAAAATAAATCCGTCATCCCGCCACTTATCCTCTTCGTTGCGTTTTTTTAGGTCTTTGATTATCTCGTCAGCTTTTGCACTCAGCTTATAAGGCTGGTCTCCTACGGGAACGCTACCGCCATCCGCGCTTCCCTCTGGGGCCTCGCACTTCACCTGATGTGCCGCACATTCGCGCTCGGCATAAGTCTTGCCCACTTCGAACCATACGAAGCATGCCGTCAGCCCCAGTGAAATAATAAATATGCTAAATCTCCTGCTCATTTGCTGCGCTTCCTCGCTGCCTTTTTGGCTTTTAGTTGCTGATTATGCTGGAGTTGCGCCGATTTATGCTTTATTTCCATTTCACCGTTTGCGACATGCAAGGCGATTGCGCCCATAAACTCACGCATCTGATTTGTAACCTTCACATATTCGCTGGAAGCCATTTTCTCGTTCAGGGCCTTGGCATAGGCGTCATGTTCCACTAACCCACTTTCCAATGCGCTGAGTTCCTGCTCAATAGTCGTCAAAATATCCCTTAGGGCACCAGCTCTATCAAACTGGAACTGCTGAATATCGTGTACTCGCGTACTCAATGCTTTCAATTCCGCCGCCAGATTCTCCGCTCTTGCCGCTGCCGCGTTCTGCTGGCTGGTGGAGGCTTCAAAGCCCAAACGCACTTGCTCTGACAGGCTGCTGATTTGCTGGTTTCTTGCCGTCACTGCTGCCACGAGCGCCGCTATTTGCGCTTGCAGGTCGCCTGCTGCTGCTGGCGGTCTCTTATAAAACTGGAAATCGCTCTTCCATGCATGTAATCCATCGTGGCCTAGAGGCCGATTACAGAATAGCGATTGATCATCAGGGACATTGGTTGCCATCATCTTCTGTCCACAAATCCGCTCGCTCATTCTCCATCCCTTTCTGCAATTACTTTTTCCAAGTAGGTTAGCCGTTCGCGCAAATAATCCCGTTCTTCCTCAAGGTCAGTGGCCTTCTGTTTCCACTGAGCACACTCCATCGCAAGCTCTATTAGCGGCTTCAATCCTTCTAGAGCGCTCACAGTTTGGCCTCAGTAGCTTCAATCAAATCCGCCTCGATGCGCTTCTTGTACTGCAAAAGTTCCCACATAAACGGGTGCGTTTCAGGAAGATTATTCTTCTTGGCGAGCGCGATGACGTTTTCCAACGTTTCGATCTCGGCCCAAATCAGGCTTTTACTTACGCTGCTCATCCTTCGCGCCCTTTCTGCCCCAACTGACTGGAAATAAATGCTTTAGCTATTCCTCGCTTGACCTGCGTAGCCGAAAATCGTAAGAGCCGAATCCCTGCCATAATTGCGTGGTTTGCTTTTATGCAGTCTGCTTCGAATCCCTTGCCGCGTGTGTGCCGTCCGCCGCTCCAGACTCCGCCATCCACTTCAATTCCAATCGCCTGTTCAGGCAAATAGAAATCTAGACGCCATTTTCTTAGCTCGCTGAATCTCTTCTCGCGCTCGAACGGCAAGCCCAGCTCCCGCAAATGCAATTCCAGGAGAATCTCTGCCACGCTGCCCTTCCTGCCGCCTGCCGCTCGTTTGCTCATGCGCGAAGCTCCCTGCGAAGTACTAGCCTTATGGCCCGCGCTATCGCTTTCTCAAGTTCTGAATGCGTGCCTCGCCGCTTCGCCCATCGGTAAACAGTGTCTTTGGCCACTTTATTGATGTCCGTTTTCTCCATGCACGTACTTATACTGCACAATTTCCCACGTTTCAAGGGGAAAATGGTACTAGTCGCAGATTGGTACTTGACACAAGGCGGATACATTTGCAACTATGTGCGTATGGCGAGAGTATACAAACAAAAGCACACCCGATGCATCGTTGACGGATGCAAGGGAAAGGGCGTTGGCGCTAGCGGAAGATACTTTTCGCGGGGTTACTGCCACACTCACTACGAACGCTGGAGGCGGTTGGGCACAGTGGACCTTCCCGTACATAATAGCAGAGCTAACTTCCAGCCTAAGCCATGCTCTATTCCTGACTGCACCTTTCTTGAATACTACGGCAAGGGCGGCTTATGCATTCGGCATTACGAACGGAAAGTACGGCTGGGAGACCCGCTAGCCCCAATCAGCAAACACGCAGAAAAGGCAAATAACGCCGAACGCCAGCTAGAGACTATTTTTCGCGCTCATGGCCACATTACCCAGAGGCGTCACAGGATGGGGGATGGCGACTTGCTGATAGACAATCGCATTCTCATCGAAGTGAAGTCTGCGGAGATGCAGGACAATGACGGCATGCCGAAGTGGAGCTTTAATATCCACCGTCACGGCAAGCTCAACGAAGTCTCGCACTACTATATCTTCCAGTTTTTAGGAGTTCCGGGCCAGAAAGGTGCTTTGTACGCCGCTTTCAAAGCGCCTCTTGGCGTCCTGACCATGCATTTCAGTCTCAGAAAGATGATTCGGGAACTAGCGCCAGCGGTGAAGTTGTACGAAGAACTGACTGGCGCAAGCAGCTAGTCAGGGCCAGCAGACGAGGAGAGCCGAATGCAAATCAAAACCAAATACGACCCGCCGCCGATTCCCAGCCGGGACTGCGATTGGTCTGCCGTGAACGATGAGACCTACGAGCCGGGTTCTGCGATTGGCTGGGGCCGGACGGAAGCTGAGGCAATTCAGGACTTACTCGAACAAATGGAGGCCGCATGAACATCACACAACTGGAACTTGCTGAGAATAAAGCATTTCTACGCTACAAGGAGGCTCTTAAGGTTGCTGATACGCTGGCGTGGGAATGGGCGCTGGCGTCTCGTGAGCTTGGCGAGGCTCAGGAAAAGCAGCCCGTTACGGCAATGCAGTGGATTCGCAGCGAAGGCATAGCCATGTTTGGAGAGGTGAACTGAGATGGGCAAATGGAAAATGCCGGAATGGATGGAGCCTTATAGGGGCTGTATTGCAAATACCGGTGGAAATTCAATAGAAAGGCTTATGAATGGACCGCCTGCAACCGTTCAAGTGAATGCGCCACTGGCTTTAATTCAAATGTCCGTCGAAGCTCAAATCGAGATGTTGCACAGACTCAAAAAGGAAGGATGGCTGCGCTGATGGAAGACATGCACAGCTTTTGGGGGCTTGACCGCGATGTGCCTCTGCTCGAAGAACCGGAAGACGATGAGGCGTGGTGGGAGGATATTGAAAGCGAAGTAGCGGCCATTGACCGCGAGGAGCAGGAATGGAAATGAATACAGGAAGCGCTATCTTCGCAGTCGGATTGGGGTTTTTAGTGCAGGGGATAGCTTGGATGATGAAATTGGACAGATTCATCGAAGTGCTAGAAAGAATTGCAGATGTTGCAGAAAACGTCGCTGCCGCTGAGAACTTGGAGGAGAAATGAGCCGTTTCTGCTGGCATCGCTGGGATAAATGGAAGCAGACAGGGGAAGGTTTTCTGCGCGTCGAATACAATCATCTAACTGGCGAGAAGCTGAACGAGTCGGAAAAGTTCATCTCAAACTATTTCATCCGGCAAGAGCGCGAGTGCAGCAAATGCGGCAAGAAACAACTCAGGAGAGCAACGACATGAGCAGCGACCAGCCAGCAGCAACGCCAGAGCAGCCCAAAAAGCAACGCAAGCCGAAACCGCCTGCCGCAATCGTTGTGCCTGCGCCGACCAAGAAGCCGTGGGAGCTTTCCACTGAGGAAGTGGAGCTTGTTCGCAACCATATCGCTAAAGGCGCATCGGATGATGAATTGCGATTCTGCTTGGGTGTCGCTAGACGCTACAAGCTCGACCCGTTCCGTGGGCAAATCTGGTTCGTGAAGCGCAGAGACAAGAATCTCGACCGATACGACCGCGAGAAGAAAGAGAAAATCACGGGTTATCGCTGGATACCGATTGTGGGCATCAATGGACTTCTGCATATCGCCGCACGCGACCACAAAAAACAATTTGGCTCCATCGGCAGACCGGAATATGGCCCGATGATTGACCGCGAATGGTCGAAGTGGGACGAATCGTCGCGCACATTCAAACCATCTGGAACGTTCAAGGCTCCTGAATGGGCGCGAGTCGAAGTCTATAAGCGTGGTGACCCCATTCCAACGATTGGCGAAGTCTACTGGGAAGAGATTTACCCGAATGTAGATTCCTCGCCGCTCGTCCGCCAGATGCCGCGTCTCATGCTCGGTAAATGCGCCAAAGCACAAGGCGTGAGGGCGGCCTACCCCGCTACGGACGGTCTCTACATCCAAGAAGAGTTCATGGTTGAGGCTTACGAGCCGAGCGAGAACGCGAAACTTGCTGAGGCAAGGGTATCTGCAATAGATGAGCGCATTACAGCGTTCAAGACGCTGACGAAGGGTAAACTGCCAAGCGAGGAGCAATTATCGCTCCTAGAGGCTGGGGAATCGCCGGAATCTGTACTCCTGAAGGGTTCCTTGAAACCGATTGAGCCAGTAAAAGAGCCGAAGATAGTCTGGCCGAAACGTCCCGAAGGGCCGTCCGTGAAAGATGCGAACTGATGCCGACGATTTTCCAAGTCAAGGAATGGGCCGAGGCCGAGATAGCCAAAGGCAAGGGCCAGCTCCACGCTAATCATCCGGTCTGCATCGAAGACGAGCAGAAAAAGAAAATTGCCAATGCGCCGGATGAGAAAGGCATGCGCAAGACGCGCATCGCTTGGGACGCCGTAGACCCGGATAGCTTTGCGGAGTTCCACAAAGAGAAAGAGAAGTACATGCTAGCAGCGGGTGGAAACCCGGTTTTGGGCACTGACGCGATCATCATGGCTTTGCGGCTTCACCCCTTCGAGGAAGTACGTAACTTCGTCATGGCGCTGACGGATACCAAAGATTACGCAGAAGATGAGACTTTATCGGATGCCTAGAGGATTTCAAATAGCAATCGCGGAAACGAGGGAAGCGTATGAGACGGGCAGATTCACGGACAAGCACAAGCGGTCATTTATCGGGAGAGCGCCCGACATGTCGCTGCATGAATTGCTGGCTGGCGAGGATAAGTCCCGCCGATATAGCGAGATGCTGGCAACGTTTACAGGCTGGTGTGAAGGCTGCACACCCTCACACTACATCGGACAGGAGTGCGAATGGCATCATCGTCAAGGCGGGCTTTCCGGTCGGTGCGATTGCGTGGCAAATAGAAAATGGGTTTGTCATGCGTATCACCTGTCCGTCCACGTCCAAGTAGGCCGCTCGACGCGCAAAGAGCCAAAGTTCAAATGTCCAGGTATAGGAGGCGGTAATGAAGTTTGAGCTATTGAAATGCGATTCGGATTATGAAATATGGCGGCTTGGGAACTGGCTGTACTTCCGCTGGAATGACGGTACGGGGCGGTGGAGATGTGACCCCTTATGAGCGAATCCATCCGCCAACTTGCAGCCGATGGCATGCTGCGCGGCTCCTACGAAACTTCCGCTGAAACGCCGCTGGACAGCCCTCTCCAGTTCGTGCTTTTCATGGCCTATCAGCAGGTCAAGCGTAACAATCACGACGCCGTGCAGAGCGCAGCAGCAGGAGAAAATTGAAAGTTAAGTTTGATTTCTGGGCTTGCCGTCGCCCGTTAACTTCACATTGGGGATCCGGTCAGGTGTTCCAACGCATTGAAAAGAATTTCGGTTTACCAGATGCTTGTTTTGGACGCCAAGACCAAGTTCCAGATAATTTGTCATTTTACGATAAAACGAACGGTTTTGAATGGAAAGAATTGCCGTTAGCTAATGATTTCCATAGCTTCGGATATTGGGATCCGCCTTATGACAAGCTCTATAAGAAAGAAGGTCAAGAAATATGGCGTGTTTGCCGTAGATTGGCGATACTTCATACTTTCATTTGGCCTAGAGCTTGGCTTGAACGAGCTGAACGCGAAGCGATGGTAGCTATAACCATGGGTCCTCTTAAGCAGGTTCGTTGCTTGCAGATTTTCAAGAAAATACCCGATACACAGGAAATCATAAAGTTTTAACTTGACGCACGGCGCAGAATTTTTTATGCTCCGAGCTACGGAACAAGTTCCCGCTAGGCTTGAGGCGTACCCCACTTCGCCGTGAGCCGTTTCAAGCCTAGCGACTTATTCCGAGAAAGACTCACGGCGAATGAGCTTCCCAAAAATCCGCGACCTTTCGGCCCACATCTGGCGTGGGACAGTTCTACCTATGTATGCTGCGATTGGACATCGGGAGTGGAGATTTGGGCTCTGGTGGTCTCGCCTTCAAACCGGTCTCTCCACAAATGTCATCGCGCCGAGCATGAACCCGCTACAGCTCGCCTTAAAACAGCGTTACCACAAAGTTGGTTTCAAATCTCTTCCGGCGACTTGCATACCACCACGGACGCATGCAAGCGGGCGAGAGAAACGCGTGCGGCGGCCAGAGTTACACAGAACTTTCGAGGTTGCCTTGCTAGACCTCGCTGCTGATTACTGCTAGACATTTGAGTTGGTAGTTGTTTTAGAACCAACAGCAAAAGCAGAATCAAAGGCGTAAGAGGGACCGGGAAAGAAAGGCGTCCTTTTGTCTGGCGGGAGCAGCAGGAAAGTGGTAGGAGGGACGATGCGGGTTGAGCTTTGTGATTGCCAGAACGTCTTGCTGGAAGAGATAGCCGACAAGCACTTTACGCAGAAGTCCGTGGCGCTGACTTACGCGATGGCGATGGAATCCAGTGAACGGGTGGACTGGTATGTGGTCAACCAAGCAATTATCAAAAGGTGGTCAGAATCAGGGCTTGAACGCGTAAAGCGTATGGCATGGGCGAAACGGGAGGGCAAGAAATGATTGGACCTAGAACTTGCTGGTGTTGTGGAGAACGAGAAGCAACTAGTGGGTGCATCCTTGGGACGCGTTGCGGCTGCAATGGTTCGATGGCTGGCATGTGGGATATGGGCTGCTTTGCTTGCCACAAATGCCGGAAACACTGTAAATGCACGAAAGATGAACTCCAGCAAAAGCACACGGAGATAATAGATGCGCTCGCAAGGGCAAGAGCCAAACAACATCAAGATTCTTCGATATAAATGCCGCGTCTGCAAAGATGTGAGTTTCTCTACGCAGCGTGAATGGAAGCGGCACATGATTGATGAGCACTCGGGGCAACCAGGCGATAAGGCATTGGGCTGCAACGCTTGGAACAGCCAGCCGCGAGATACCAGCCAGAGAACGCTAGGCCATAAACCGAGCCTTGATGATTACGACAGACTTTTACATTGAGCGCGGGGCGGCGGGGCGAGAAGAGCGGGTAGGGGGCGCGGGCTAAAGAATCTTTAGTACTGGGTCTTGACAGAAATCATCAGCATCATGATAATGTGCGCATGGAGGCAATATGAAGCGAATTCCAGTGCTGGTAACAACGATTCATCGCGGCGTGTTTTTCGGCTATGCCACTGCGCCTGTGAAGGGCAAGAGCATCACGATTAAGGATGGGAGGAACTGCATCTACTGGTCTGCGGACGTGAAGGGCTTTCTGGGCCTTGCCGCGACTGGGCCGAGTTCGTCCTGCAAGGTGGGGCCGAAGGTTCCAAAGCTCACGCTCACCGATGTAACTTCAGTTTCCGAGACAACGCCCGATGCGGCTACGAAGTTTGAAGCAGCGCCTTGGAGCATATAGCCTATGAAATGGGGAAAACATCCCAAATGGGTTAAAGGCTCCGGCTCCGGCTCCGGCTCCGGCTCCGGCTACGGCTACGGCTACGGCTACGGCGACGGCTCCGGCTACGGCTACGGCTCCGGCTACGGCTCCGGCTCCGGCTCCGGCTACGGCTACGGCTACGGCTACGGCGACGGCTCCTTAAAAGAAGCCGTTTCTGGATTTATCGCCTACCTGCCAAAAGAGCAAAAGGCACGCGCCCTCAAGCTACAGAAATCAGGTGCGAAGATTGCCTACTGGAAGTCCGACAAAAAAGGCCAACCGTCGAATGGTGGACGCAGTGACCCTGTGCATGTTGGCCTTGTGCAGAAAATTGAAGGCCCGTTGGAGATTTGCAGCTGTCGAGCACTTCATGCGACTTACGTTCCGTCGAAATGGAATGGCGAGAGAATTTGGCTTGTCGCGCTAATCGGGAAAGTGGTAGAGCAAGAAGATAAGCTGGGTGCTTTGGAGCGGGAAATCCTAGCCGAAATCACGCCGGAGGCCAAATGAAATTGCCAACGGTGAAATGCCCAACCTGCAAGACGGAATGGATTCCGCGAGTGCCTGAGCCGAAGAAATGCATTAGCTGTGGCAGGCCGTTGGCCGCACGCCGCCAGCAAAAGGAGCCAGGGAGATGAGTGACGATAACAAATTGATGGCGGGACTGCTGATTGTTTTCGGCGCTATCGCGGGGCTGCCAATTCTGTTTTTTGTAACAGCCCTTACGAACGGATGGGTACTTGTGAAGCTATGGGCGTGGTTCATTGTCCCAGTGTTTAACCTACCAGTGCTCGGCTTATGGCAAGCAATCGGCGTCTCTTTCATCGTGAGTCACATGACCCATCAATATGTCAAGGACAACAGCAAGTTCGGAGAAACATTAGCTTTCGCAATCGCCAATCCTATATTCGCTCTATTTTTCGGCTGGTTGATTCACTTGGCAGGTAGGCCATGAGCCGCGACTACGTCAGCCGAAAGGAAGTCGAGAACGCTATTGCAGGGCTTGGCTTGGACGATCTTGAGGCCGACGATCTCAGGGCTTTCTATCGGCGGGAGCGCAGGGGCATCAAGCTGGGCCTAGTACTCAAGGCATTCTACTGGGCAGCGGTGGGGCTGGGCTTTATCTGGCTGGCATGGGTCGTCGCCAACGGATTCATGGACTGGCTTTTAGAGGGCCTGGGTGGACGATGAGAGACAAACGCATGGACGGCAGGCCGACCGCAACGCATGAATTATTGCTGATTCGCGTCGGGCATCATCTTTGGCGGTCAAGGAAGCGCAAGGAATGGCCGGAACCCGCTATTTCGCGTGCCCTAGAGGCTGTTTGGGAGGCAAAGGAGCAGATTCGGGTGCCGTTGCGGAAAGAATGGCTGGATTTCGTGGAGAATCGAAAAAAGAGGGGCCAAGCCCAAATAGCAAGAATCAGAGGCAAAGCATGACGCACCTTGAGCAAGAGATGTTCAAGATCATCCGCAGGCGAGACGATGACGAGCACTACGGTTATGCGGACATGGTGCGCGATATAGAAGCTCTGTTTGGGCTAACGGCGGTGAGGAACGCGGTGAGGTTGTGGAAGCTGACGGGAGACAGTGAAGGGGCAATGGCCGTAATCGAGCAGGCCCTGCGGCAGACGCAGCAGGTGGAGGGGCGGGATGCTAATTGAAATCAAAGACTGGCGAGACGACCTGCGGGTTGGCGATTTGACCTATTACAAACAGACTTTGCTGAAGGTCATAAAGGTAATCAACCATCCAGTTGGGCTTAAGCGAAAATACCGTGGCATGTCCGGCAAGACGGTAAAGTTTCGCAAGATTGGGCGTGTACGCCTAAAGCCGTATGACATTCAGGCCGCCCAGCCGCACGGCTAGAAGGGACTGCGAGCCAGTTTGCATAGGCAGGGGAATGAGGAGTTGCGAGCGCGGGGCCGAACTCCAGAAGGCGGCGGGCGAATGAGCCATCCAGATTTCAAGAACAAAGGTAACGCGCTCGGGAAGTTCATCGAAGAGTGTGGCGAGGCCCTTGCAGCGGCGGGTAAGACAGTCCGGTTTGGCTGGAGCAGCTACAATCCGTTACCGGGCGCGAGCACCGAAACGAACGAGGCGTGGCTCCGGCGCGAAGTCACTGACCTCGAAGAAGCGATTTCGCGATTGAAAGAATCGCGGAGATGGTAGAAAGGCTGGTGCGCTAATGGAGACTTAACGATGACGATAAGCATTGTTCCGGCTGAACGCGGATGGTGGCGTTGGGAGATTTGGGATGGGTTACGCGGAGGAAAGCAGACATTGATTGTTTACGGGCACAGGTATTTATATGCGGACGCTGCCAGCGAGGCACAAAGACGATTTGAGAAAGAGAAGCGAAATGGAGACTGAACGAATGCGAGCGGCGCTTGTGGCTGCGTCACTGTACATATGTGGAACGAACTTGTAAAAGCAGGGCTGGCCAACCCAGTCGCAGCGGCACCGCAGCCGCAAAAAGACATTGAAAAAGGGCTTCGTTGAGACTAGTGTAGCTTCAGAAAGGGCTTTATGAGAAAACTAGCAGTTCTGCTTTTAGCTTTATCCCTCTATGGCTGTGCTGCACGTCCAATCCATCCCGGTACGGCAAATTCATTTGACTCTAGTATTTATGATTCCTTGCTGGTGACGCACAACGTCATTGAGAGCACCAAGACGGAGCTTTCGAATAACTCATTCTCTCCCAGCATCGCCCCGAACGTGAAAGCCGCTCTCAACAAGCTCATCGCCATCTACAACGACACCGATACGCTCTACTGTAACCCGCCTCAGGGCGCCGGCCCAACGGATTCCTGTGCAGCGACTTCCTACCATGCGCTAGCCGTTGCAGGGCAAAGCACACCGGCACTAGACGTACAGATGAGAGCAAAAGCTACGGACATGAATAGCGCAGTGACTGCCCTCACCGCCGCAAAAGGAGGAAATTGAAATGCAATACCCAACACCGGACCTAGAAAATATATTCAAGTACCATGCACCGACATCTGACCAGCTTCCGAAATATGAAAAACTTAGAGCTGCGGCTAAGGCATTCGCTCAAGCCATTGTTGATAATTCACCACAAGGCCCTGACCAAACCGCAGCTATTCGCAAGGTACGGGAAGCCGTAATGACAGCGAATGCGGCTATTGCGTTGGAAGGAAAACTTTAATGAGCACTGTACCCGTGGCAATTCCCGGCCCTTCCAAAATTCAGACGATACTCAACATAATCAATTTCGCGCTCCAGGGATTGGCTCTCGTTCCGGGGCTTGGCGCTCCTATCGCGCTAGAACAGGCTCTTCAGCGCATCCTGATGAACGCACTGGCTGCCTATCAACAGGAATCGGGCAAGCCGTTCAGCATCACAGAAATACCGTTAGAAACTCCCGTTCCTTGAGTTCTTATGGCAGATTCAAAACAAAGGGAAAGACATAGAAGGTTATACTGGAAAAACATAGAAAAAAGCCGAGAGAAGGGCAGGCAAAAAAGCAGACGCAGAGCTACTCGCGGCACCTTGCATCAAAGAGACTGGTTTGAACCAAAAGACCGGGCGAGGATGACATTATCATCCCAAATTAAACAGGGTAAAATTAAAAAACCAAATTATTGCTCTAGGTGCAATAGAGAAACCGCATCGCATTTAATCCATGCACACCATGGGGATTACTCCAAACCATTAGAAGTAATCTGGCTCTGTTCCAAATGTCACGGGTTAACCACGAGGAAGGATTAGCTATAGGGCTGGCGCCCGTAGCTATTAGCAAAGGAGGAAGCGCAGCCGTCAATCAGGGAAGGTCTTGGTCGGCGGCTGCGCCTTACTGCACTGAGGGGAACTTGTTAGTTGGGCGTGATAACGAGTTGAACGGTTTCAACGGGCTGGTCAGTAACCGTATCGCTTCCCGACGTGCCATCAATGTCCGTTCCTGTGATTGTTGCTACTCCCGCTGCCACTGCCGTGATGAGACCGCTCGCGGGGTCCACCGTAGCAATCGAGGCATCGCTGGACGTATATACAGCTGCACCCTTGAGCGGAATTTCCGTAGTGCCTGAGAAGCGATGCGCTACGGCTGTTGCGGTCTTACCAACTGGCAATTGAACTGGCATGAATGTTTCTCCTTTTTCGGTACGAATCCCAAGCCTGACTGACTGCTGTGGCTGAGAAAGTTTCTTTAAAAGCTCTACAAGCTCCTCGAAGGCGTCGGCAATGCGCCTAGCGGCATTTCTGATCATGCCGAGGTCGTAAACTTCGAGTCGTTCCAAATCACTCAATGCCCTACCCTCACGTTACTTAGGCCAGCAAACAGGCCAAATACGTTCAGAAGCCACAGCACAACGGCGATGACCACCACGATGTTGATGATTTTCTTGATGGGGTCAGCCATTGGGATGTAGGTGTTCGCCAGCCAGAGCAGGACTCCGACGACGATGAGCGTGATTACTATCGTAATGAGCGGCATGATGGCCTCATTTTTACCTGTTCACCGCGAGAATATCTGTCCTCAAAAGCACAAGCAAGAGAAATTTAGTATTTCTTCATTCGCGCCATAACTTCATCGGCATAGTTTGGGTTTCCTCCGCCGTTCCAGAGCTGCAATCCGGCGTGAACATCTCCGCCAGCAGTTTTTAACCTCCCTATTAGGTGCGTGCAGCCCCAATCTAGACCGGTCGCAGGGTCGCAAAGCGAAGCGAGATAAGTATTCGCAAAGCCATGCTCTCGCGCTACTTGCCCCATGAGCTGCATAAGTCCCCAAGAGAAGGCTCGCGCTTCTCGTTCGGTGGGACTGAGGTTCGGGATAGGCACAACGTATTTCGCAAAAAAGGCAGGTTCCCAACGTATCGCCCACGGATTCCAGCCGCTCTCTTGTTCTACGACTGCGCAGACCAAAGTATAGCTGAGGCTGTGCTCGGTGGCTTTCTGTATCGCCAATACCATCAGTTCGTCTTGCGTCATTTGCCCTTCCTCTTCGGGTAGTTCTTCATCTGCTCTTTAATCAGCTTCACGCAGGTCTGGCAGTAATCTAGCGGCTCCTCGCCGTTCAGCCGCACGGTGTGTATTTCGCTCTTTGGCACTTCCTTTTTGCACCTAGCGCACTGCATCATTTGCCCCAGTAGTGAAACGCAACGTTGATGAGCACACCCGCCGCCGTAAGTCCTGCTCCTAGCATCCAAAGTCTGCCTTCTAGGTTCGCCCTATACTGGTCGAAAGCGTTCATGCGTTTCGTTAGTTCGTCATGGCGCAAATCGTAATTCTCCCGCGTAATGTATCTGCCGCGTTCCTGGTCAATCTGCGCCCTGAATTGATTCATTTCCATGAGCTTGTCTCTCATCTGGTCCCGCGCCAAATCAAGAGAGCGTTGCAGGGCTTCATGCTCCCTGTGATGACCTAACCAGAGGGAGTCGATATATTCCTTTATATGGACTTCATCATCCATGTCTGTCTCGCATCTTAACGCCTACCGCAGTAAAAGCAACGACACAAAACGCTGTGGGGACTATCCAACCTGATTCCATCCATCCTGCATCGGGCTTCTCGATGAGCCACGCCCAGAAGAAGGCCGACAAACTCATCCACAGGATACCCAGAATGAAATACACGTCGATTCTCTTGCCGGAGAAAAACGACACGCTCGCCAGTATGAAGCCAAGCCCGTAAAATATGGCTGCCCTGAGGAACATGAGCCAGTCGTTAAAATCCATTGTTCTGTGGATACCAAAGAAGATTGAGCGCGAGATAAACAGCGTGACGAGGACGGCAAGGGACATCCGCCTCAGGCGGTAGGTGTAGCCGAGGATAGCCTCCCAGACGACGCCCAGAGCCGCTAGGACGATAGGAATCGTAAAAGACAGGTAAATTACCGAGTAGACGCGGGAAGAGTCGCCAGCGGCGTTTACAACCCAGCTACCGGCTATTGTGGCGAGGAGTTCAACTGCGAAGTAGAAGAAGATGATGGGATGCCTCCACGAACGCCATGCCGCAAATGAGCAAGCGCCGAGCAAGCACCCCACTCTCAGAAGTTCAATCAATCGTCCTTTTTCTGCGTAGCGGAGATGGTGAACTTGGTGCCCTTGGCGACGAAGTACGCTACATCTTCGGCGGAAAGGTCAGTGAACTTGCAGATGCCGTTCGGCCCTACAAGGGTGACGGTATCTTTTGACATCTCTTTCACTTCAAAAACGCCCACGACTTCACGGGGCGGCGGATTTCCGGACAAGGTATCCTCCTATGGTTGCGATTTCCACTGATGCCCGTTAATGCGCGACTGCAAATACTTTATATCGCCGCGCAAACCGACCACCAGTTCGTTTAGGCTGCCTATTTTAGTCCAACTTTCTCTTTCTTGCTCGTGCAATTTATCTTCAAATTCCCTTGCCGCACGCCGCATCTCGTCTTCTAGTTCTGAATTGAGTTTAACGAGCCGGTCGATGTCGGCTTGTTTGCCCATATCCCTTTTTATTTGCTCGATAGCAGCCGTTAGCTTATTCTCCACTTCTTCCGGCTTGAGCAACCATCGCATAAAGAGAAACGTTATGATGGGCACGACGACCGGATAGCCGTATTGAAGAACCGGGTTCACGGCTTTGGCGCCAGAACTTCCTTAACCTCTGCCGGAGGCAATGGCGCTGTCACAGGCTTGGTCATCTTCCAAACCATTTCGTTGATGACGCATTGCTTGATGAACACCCATGTGGCAGTAAAGGCCGCGCCAAGGGTCAATCCATTGATGACGAGCGTATGCGTTTCTGGCGACCAGACGTAACTGATTCCGACTGAGGCCAGAACCGCTCCAAATGCAGAGATAAACCGCAGCAGAACGATTTTCTCTTTTGTAATCCACGGAAAGTATTTGGAGTTTTTGAGCCACTGGATAGCGGCCACAGTGATGCCGCTAGCCGTCACCGTCGTTAGAGCCAGGTTTGCATCCGCCATCTATCCCCCTTGGCCTTCAGTTTACCGAAAGAAAGTCGCTTCATTGTAATCTTAGCCAGTTGCAGCCGCCCGCTGCGGGGCTTACAAGTTGAGCCTGCAAAATGGCAGTTGAATTAGCGGCGAGAGTTGAATTTGCTGCTCCGTTAATTGTCTGAGTTCCAAACGGAACGAGCGTGGATGCGACTGCGTTGATATTCGTAATCCTAGTTATATCATCCATCGTCAAGCCTTCGCACGATTGCAATGTGAAGTTGCCTGCACCGAAATTAAGAATTGCTGCCTGATCTGCATCTACTTGCTGTGGCGCTACCGCCGTCCCTGCGACTGACAGAGTGCCGATAGCAGTATTTTGATTCCACGCAGTAAAAGATGTGGCCGTAACTGAGAGAGCGTACCAGCAGCCTAAACCGGCACTATTTGCGAAAGTGCTATTGTAGGTCGTCGGTGTTATTCCAGCTACCGTAATGCACTGACCGGCCGTAAACGTATTAGCCGCAGTAGTGAATGTCATCACATTCCCCGTTTCCGAGGCTGCGGTTACTGCAACGGCGGCGGAGGCAGGAGCGACATAAACGTTAGCTGTACTTAAATTGTGATTTCCAAAATAGCGATTGATTCCGCGTTGTGTAATCCACGTCAATACATCCGCACCGGCTTGTGTAGGGTGCAGGAAGTCTCCTTGGAAATACGAAGCATTCGATGCCGCACCATCTGCTCCCAATGCCACGGTTCCGCCTAAGTCGATACAATAATCAGCTATATTTGAACAGTTCTTCCTGATCAAAAGATTGGTGGCATTCTTAAAGGCGTCCGAACTGCCCTTATCCATCATAGTCATCACGATGCGAGACTGTCTTCCACATGGAGCCGTAGTTAATTGGCCGAAAATACCACGGATATTGCCAAAAACTGTTGTCGCCACGGAATCATTTGCTCCGGTAAGTAAAACTACCGCCGACCTTCCACCTGCGGTGCTACAGGTAGAACCACCAGTCCCTAGCGCGCCGAGATTAAGTTGGGACGCAAATATTCCGCTGATACCAAGATTGGCCACACTCCAAGTCCCGTTTAATCCAACAGCACGGGTTGGCCATGAAATGAAACCCGCCCCCGCCGTGGTAGAATCACCGTAAGCCCAAACAAGATCACCCGTGTCGCTTCTATAGGGGAGAGGATTAATCCCCCTAGCAAGCATTGCCTGCTGTAGTGCGACATGGTTTTGAAAAATCTGCGCGCTGTTTAAGGCTCCACTATAGAAAAGAGCCGAATATATCTTCCCATTGAAATAGGTTTGCGAAGTGTTACCCGCTCCGCCTGCCGCTCCGCATAAAGCGTACACTCCAGTCGTTTGCTTGTTTAAGCCATTCCCGACTGACCCTGAAGAGGTAGCAAATCCATTGTTATAAAGAGTATCTGCCGCACTCAAAACAATTGCTACATCCTGAATACCTGCGATTTCTGCAATCCCCTGGTCGAACCGCACTCCTCCACCGGAGAAATTGTTAACGAAACTTCCAAATGAAGTGGCGGCAGGATTGGCGGTAGTCGTCTGAATAACAATTCCTACACCGCTTGTAGCGGGTGTGCCGTTTCCCATGACTGGCGCATAAAATCCTTGAGCCAATCCCGCCGGCTGAAAGCCTATCTCTAACTGGATAGTTACGGCAGAATTTAAGGTAGCTGGTAACGCAATCGCCCCATTTCCAGGACAGCTTATTCCTCCCGTATTTGCGACCAACGTGGGGGCGGTGCCTACTGTTCCGGTCGCATCATTTCCCGCGCCGGAGTAATCCTTTAGCGATGCAATCGTATCTGTGGGAAGGGCTTGGTAGTATCCAATTAGGCCAGTTTGATAGACTGAGGGAGAGACGGAAGAGAGGCCTCCACTGGTTTTAAGTTGTACGGTTCCAGCCGCACTAACCGTTGTTCCGACATCCTGCGTTGCACCGGAAATGGTTATGCCAGAAGAAGAGAAGTTCAGCGTTCCATTTCCTGCTGGAGGCGCTGCGCCAGAAGCCTGTACGGTGAATATCCACGTCGTTGATGCTGGAACGATATTTGCATTAGGCCAAAGCGCCATTGAGAAAAAGCCGGAATTGCTCGTGCTGGTCGGGCCAACGCAATAGTTAGATCCAGGATTGGGATTTACGGCATTTCCGCCTACTGTGGGGTTGAGCGTTGACGGAGAAAGACAGGCTTTAACCGTTGCTGGATAATAAGCTACTCCGCTTGGGTCAACGAGCGTCCCTGAAACAAGCGTTTGGGTTTGCGCTTCTATTCTTCCTGCCAGAAACAAAAACAAAGCTGCAATCAGTATCTTTCGCATATTCAATTCACCGTAGGCACCACGACTGCCGGATTAGAAATACCGATATTGTGCGCCGTCTTTACAAGCGGCATGGCCACGGATGCTTGACTGAGCGTTATAGTGCATTGAGTGGCACTGCATCCGCAAGGAACATTTATGCCGTCAAACCAGCATTGCGTGGTGGAGGTAAATCCAGTGCCCGTCGCCGTGACGGTAAGATTGGGCACAAACAGTATGCCGTCCTGAGACCAGCCTTTGGCACTTAGATAGGAGTTGGCTGGCGAAAGTTTTGTCAGCACGGGGACTGGAGCCGCCGCAGGCAAAGGCAATACATTCATCACCATCTGCACCGCTGGAGCCGTGGGAATGACGCCTGTCCCTGTGAGAGAAACGTTGTCTGGGCTTGTCGATGCATCTGTCGTGAAGCGCAGCGTATCAGAAAGAGCGCCCAGCACATGGGGCGTAAAAGTCACGGTGATATTGCAGGAAGCTGATGGGGCTAGTGTTGAACCGCAAGTCGTGTTGGTGATGGCGAAATGCGTTCCCGTCACGATGGTTACGGAAGCTATGTTGAGCGTTGCGCCGCCTGAGTTTGTAAGCTGGATGACGCAAGGATTTAGCGAGACATTGCAGGAAGTATCGGGGGAGTTCTGCGGGGAGTTGCCAAAAGCAGCGGAGGTCGGGTTAAGGGAGACTCCCGGAACCAATGCCCCGCTTGTCAGAAAGTAGTTGTCGATATTAGTGTTTGCCGTAGCTACCGCAGAGATGTAGTTTCCATAAGGAGGCCCATGCAGGGCGAGTTCTCCGCCACAATTCCTTGCAGCCGTTGGCGGCTGGCAGACAACTACTGCTGTCGTTGTCTCGGCAGGGGTATAGAGATTGCCTCTGATTGTCTCGTAGCCCCAGGCATGTTTGTCTGACCAATCCGAATAGTGTTCCCATGACCAGTACCCAAGGTAGGGATGGAACGTACCGCCTGTATATTTCTTGGCGGTCAGAGCATCAGCCGAAGATTGGAAATCCACGCCTCTAGCAGTCTGATTGGCCGACCCGCCAACGTTGTTGTCGTCAAGATAGAGATTGCAAGTCGTGGGAGAGCCGCTGTTTGTCTGCGTGTAGACGAAGTTCGTAGACGTGACGCTAGTAGCCCGGAATTGCAAGCGATTATAGGAAGAGTCCGCGCAATTCACGTCAAAGAGGTCAGACGTGTTGATTTTATTAGGCGTAGCCACAACGACAGTCACCGTCGAGCCAACACTGGTTGTGGGGCTATTCACCCATTGAAATTCTGAATCCCTGTTAGAAACCTTGTAGAGAACTGCAAAAATAGGCTGATTCGGGCAGGCCGCGTTCACTCCATCAAGAGTTCCTTGCGCTATATCTCCTTGCGCCGCTGCATACATCCAGGCGTCAGCGTTGCCGCAGAATCCAGCCATGACATAAGGGTCTGGAACCATCGTCCAGGTTCCTAGAACGGTCGGGCCTAAATACATCGGGCAGCCAGTGAAGCTCTTTGTCGCCGCCCACGTGCAGATGGAGTTTTTAATCGTACTGCTGTAGAGACCGGCAATGTACTGGGTGAAGGCGTTCACGTCCGTTTTTACGTTGGCGGGGAGGCTTGTCAGTTGCACAGGGTCCGTTCCGCCACCCGTTCCGCAATAAGCAGAATGCCCTGCCCTGCAATCTTCGTCCATGAGGCCTGTACCAATGCCCCAGCCGTTCTGGACGTAACGGGCGGTGATGGTCGCTCCGTTAGCCGGTGGGAGTGCAAATGTCACGCTGATAGCGCCGGTCGTGTAATTGACCGTACCGGAAATAGTCGCCCCGAATAGAGACGTGCCCGCTGAATTGAAAGCCCCCGAAGCTCCTCCGCCTACCAAAGTCCCATTGAGGAAAACGCCAACGCTCCATTTTGTGACAGGGATATGACTTAATGTTGCCGCGAATGTGGTCGTAGAGGCATTGCCGGTTCCAATCGTATCTTCCGCTACGGACGAAGCGCAGGTAACTGGAACCGTCCCCACACAGGTACCGGAGGAATCAAACGTCGTGAAAGATGAACCCCACGAAGTATTGAGAGCGCCGATGGTTCCATACTTCGCTACCAGATTATCTCTCCACTTCTTTTTCCAGTAGACCGCTCCGTCAGGATAAATCACTCCACGCGAAGAGTTTGCCCAGTTGAGTGAAGCCAGAAAGAAAGGCAGGTACCCGCAGCGAAAGTCATTGTTTCCTGTAGGAGCGGTGTTTGCCTGATTGCCTGCTCCGAAACAGTGCGTGTTGTCGGAATCGTCATAAGAAAACCCCAACAAATAGCCTTTGTTTGCCGCGCTGGAACTTCCGAGTTCAATCGCACCTTGGTCATTGGTCAAAACGTTAGCAGAGAGTGTCGCCCATTTAGGGTCAGGATAATCGGCCACTCCGCCGCCTACATTCGTGTAGCCTGCCCAGTTTGGGCTGGTGATTGAAATGAGATTCTTGACAGGGCCGCTGCCCCATGTCGTTGACTGGCTGGTCTGCGAATAGGTGGACATGATCTGAAACGCTACAAAAGGCATCTTCTGCGTAGAACGAGCGGGTTTGGCGTTGATAGTGACGTAAGTAGCAAGAGTATTGAGGCCAAAGGCTTTTACGCGTGGCATTTCTTCCTGAATCCAGTTGGTTGTACTTCCGTATTTGGCGGTGATGTAAGTCAGATAGCTGGTGCTGCTTTCATCCGTTCCGCCAACGAGTGTTGCATCGAAACCAATCGTGCCGCGCGTAAAAGGAAAAACGTGAGCCAATGGCGTGCAGAATACCGCTTGCTGGTCTGTTCCAATCGTCACTGTCGTGATCTTGAACGCAGTATTGGTGTTTGTGCAGGGAACTGCTGTTAGTCCAAGGTAGGTATCAAGAGACGGCGGAGTGTAGGTCCATTGCGCTGCCGCTACGGACGGAATGAGAAGCAGAAAAGCCAGTCTTAGTAAAGGGTGCATGTGCTTCCCCTCAGAATCGTCACAGTACCAGCCCCGCCTGCCGCTGCTTGGATTGCAAACGTTCCTCCTGCTCCTGGTTCTTCAATCGTTCCGTAGATGCTGAACTGATAGTTCGTGGAAGTGGCGTTTGGCGTTGCGCCGGTCAGCACAGCCTGGTTTCCGCTGGAAGTTGTCGTGACTGTCGCGTCCGTGCTCGTACCGGTCAGTGTCGTAAAGATTCTTGCGCTGGCCATGAGACTGGTTGGCGCAACGGACGAGTTAACGGAAAGGGCCAAAGTAGCCGTAGAAGCGGAAGAGGAATATACTCCACGGCATTCATAGCTATAGTTTTGAGCCGAAGCAGGCAGCGTCCAAGTCTGAAATGTAGAAGGCGTCGTGGTGGCGTTGGTGTAGCTCGCAGTGACTTGCGGCTGATTGTTCGCGCTTAGAAGCAGTCCGCCGCGACTCCCGGCAGAGCCAGACCCGATACCGATAAGGCTTGCAGCCATACGGCTGACCGTTCCATCAATACCGCCCGTATCCGTGTTGCCGGTATTAAAGAAAGCCACGCAACGAGTGCCGGAAGCGCAGGACATGCCGCCAGCGCTGAACTGCGCGTTTTCATTGCCCTGAGAGTTTATTCCCAGTTTTCCGCCAGCAGGGACATAGATGTTTCCATTGAAATTAAATCCGTTGTTTGTGTTCGTGGAAGAGGACGTGTTTTTTACGGCCACAAGCGATTGAGCGTTTAGGCCAGTTCCCGGAGTAAGCTGTACCTGGAAGCATCCTTCTGTCGATGCCCCCGCTCCAGTCCATTCCTGCCCGCAAGCCAGGTTAACGATTGGCCCGTTTTGCGGCGTTGTAACCGTAGCCGCTGTGTTGTTCGTAATCTTCCATGCATTTGATAAGGCAGTCGCATAATCCCATTCGGAGAGATGCGTGCCCATCGTCAGAGCAAGATTTCCAGTAGCGGGGTTGGTAATCAAATCCCATGCCGAAGAACCTCCGCCACCGCCACTGCTCGAAGTTCCACAAAGGATGCCTGTCGTAAGGCTGAAGTTTAGGTGCTGGCCTGCGGTATCGAGACAAGGCGGGAATGCGGCGAAGGTCGGGACCTTCAAAGAAAGCCATGAAGGAGTGTTGTCCGAGGTGACATGCCCTAACCAGCCGGGGAAGATGACACTGGAACCACCTGCTCCACTGCCGTCAATCGTATTCGGGGAAGTCGCTGTAAGAGTCAAATTACCGGAATTGCCATTGAACGCCTGAAACGGCATGTTCGAGCCGAAGTTAGATGCAATGGCCGGTAGAGTGACTGTGGCCGTAGTCCCGCCAGTACAATTTAATCTCGAGGCTCTGTCTGAATAAAGTAGCGTATAACCGGAACAGGTCTGAGTGTTGACTGGAATACCAAGCAGGGCATCCGAGGGCGCAACAGCAGCCGAAGCCGTGACTGCATGAACGCGCACATATGTCCCGTTTACAGTCTGCGGAGCATTGCCCCCTAGGGTCGAAGAAGTCCCCGCGCCCGTGTAATAGGTATCCGCATATTGCGGTTCAGGCGTGACAGTTATGCTGCCTGCCGAGGAAGTGGCTTCCGTCTGGCAGTTCCCTCCCGTACAGGTAAATATTTTCCCTGATAGGACGTTGATCGTTGCGCTGGCTGCCCCGTCCAATGTGCCGGAAGTAGTATTGATGGTCAGTACGTTTCCGGGGACGTTGTCCACGCGCAAAATCGTCCAATGCGAACCTACGATTGCAGGATTCAGAGAGATAGTGAAGCCGCCAGCACTAGCATCGGCTGGAATGATGTTGTCGTTCGCCGTCGGTGTATAAGAACTCGTTTTTGATGCCGTTGGAGTACTAGCGTATCCGCCTCCTAGAAACTTTGGCGCGGCTATGCCTTGCGTCCCCGGCATAAGCATCGTTGGTCCGCCGGTTGGAATGGTTTCCGAGACTTGCCCGCAAGTGCCTGCCGCTGTATCCGAAAAGGAAGTGGTCGTAATCAGCCCGCCGCAAAGGATTGCGAATCCGCCACCAGTGCTTCTGTATAGGTTGTAGCCCGTGGGATTACCGGGGGCGGCAATCCAGCTTAGATTGACTGTCTGGTTTCCGCCCGTTGTCGTGAACGACGCCGGAGCAGAATATCTCCCCTCTCCGCCGTTCTGCCAGACCGGAACTACTCTGTAGGAAATGGTTCCGACAGGTACGGAGCCGCCTGCCGCGACAGCTCCAGTCGGCGGAGCAAGCGCCGGAGCGTTTATGAATATCGAGTGCAGAGTTCCAACCCATATGTCGCCTTCGATAATCTGCTGCAACAAAGGACTTCCGGGTGACATGGTGGAGCTGTGCCCAGTGCCAGTTATTATTGCGGCATTTCTGGTATATCCAGCGCCCATTGAAACCCCTATGACTGGAGTTGAAAACCCACTGACAAGCGGAGGAACGCTCACACCATCATTGCTGGGGCCTGAAGCCAAGTCTTCTACGGTTATTTTTGAGCCAACAGCGTTTAGATTGGCGAACAGCGGCAGACCTACCGTATCTATGGCCGCATAGCCGAGATGGATAAACTGATTTGCTCCACCACCTACCATCGTAATCAGCGGAGTTATTCCACCATTCATGTAGAGCGTTTTGATGGGGATTGTATCCCCGAACGGCTGAGAAGGAGTCTTGAATACCAGGCCTCTTCCGGCGAGAGAGATGTTCTCCATGAGGTACCCGGCAGGGCTTGCATAAAAAGCTGGAGTCGTACTATCGCCTACGCTTACCGTTGGAGAAGAAAACAGCCAGTTCCCTTTCATGGGAACTTTTGTTGCTCCGCTGGCTCCTGCGGGTGCGCCGCGAGAGACTAGCCCAATCCCCATGTTCCCGCCGATTACAAAATTCATGCCTCCAAGCGTGCCGCTGGGAACCCCGGAAAGGTCCATAAGCATGTAGACTTTGTTGTTCGTCCCAGTGGCGTTAGTCCACTGAATGGAATCCATGTTGATTGCGCCATTAGCTTGGTAGGCTCCGGGATAGGCCGGTCCTGTCGAGATGGTTGTGTAACCCTGCCAAGCAGAAGAAGGAACACTTCCATTAGCCGGTGGACATGCTCCAGACCATTTCCCCCCAGAGGCTAATTGCACGGTGTCGTTCAGAACCACCGTACCCAATTGGCAGATGTCGTACTGCGAAGGCATTTGCATGTAGGAATTGAAGACCATGTTTCCGTTGGAAACAGTAGAGACCGGGATGTTCAAAGGAGCATTCGCGGATGCGGCCAAAGCCGTCAAAAGATTCGGCACGTTGTCGAACAGCACGACTTGATTCGTTACGGAAGTCGAAGCCGCATTAGCAAGTGTGAAGCTGGTTCCCGGTGCTCCACTGACAATCGTTGTGACGAGTTCATCATTCTGTGCGGAGCCTGCTGTGCAAGGATTAGTGCCAGCCCAGTAAGGAACGAGGAAGTTATCCCGCAAAGGTGAGCCAAGGTCATCCCATGCCAAGGCCATGTCGGTGATGCTGGCTGCTGTGTTGTCGGGAGCGGAGATTCCGATAGGGACGTATCCAGCCCCGCCACGGTCTGAGCAAATGATGTATTGGTGCGCTCCAGCGACATGGCTCCAAGAAACAAGATTTTCATTGAACCAGTGAACCGTGCCGCCTGTTGCGGAAGTCGTTGCTCCTGAAGCCGTGTCAAATCCACTCGTATAAGTGAAGTGGGTGTTGTCTGGAACCGTGGCCAGAATATACGTGCCGGAGAAACTTCCATCACTGACCTGATTGATGATGACAGCGGCTCCGGCAATCAGTTCGTGCACGCCTGAAGTGAGGCAAGTGACAGTCTGACCGGAACGGGCGCAGGAAGTAATGCCAACCGACCGCGCACCAAGATTAGCTTTGCCGTTCGTGATGGTCGTTGCGGCGCTCGCTACTGTCATGCCCCGGCCCTTGTCTACGGCCACAATCTTGTAGTTGTAAGTCGTGGCTCCGGTTGGCCCTGTTACCACAACCGTTGTGCCTGTAGGTCCAGCGGCTAGGCTGGGAACGACAGTTGGGACTGGGGCAGTCATGGACTGAGGAGCACCGCCCCCAACGATTGTGATGCCGTCGCCATTCGTAAAGCACTGACTGCTTGCCTGAGCAGGGCAGTTGCTTGTGGAGACGGTCAGAGAAGTAGACGTGCTGTTGATCGTTCCGGTAATTCCAGGTACGCCCGGAATAAAGCGGGAGTCTAGTGCCCTGACACCATAAGCCCGTGGGTCCACATAAGGGTTAGGCCCTTTGGGAATGGAATCGTCGCCAATCGAAAGAGCAGTCCCGTTCTCGCAGACGTTCGATGCCCCGAAAGAGCCGGAAGCGTTCTTTTGCAGGCAGTTTAGAGGGTTAGCTGGTGTACCGCCTCCGCCGCCTCCCGTTCCGCCGCCTATTCCTATCCACAGAGCGCCTGTCCAGGAATACAAAACTCTGTTGCAGTGCGAGGCTGTCGTATCGAAGGTGAAGCCTTGCGGGTTGCTGACGTTTCCAGGGAAGGCAAATGTCCTTCCGCCAACGCCATCCTGACAGGCATTAAGAATGAACTGCGTGCCTGCTCTTCCGGTAGTCGTAAAGACGGAAGAAGTCACGTTTCCAGTGAGCGTCATGTCGAAAACGGCGGAACGCGAATTGGAAAGTGTAGGAGTGGCTGAAAACGTTACGGGGTAATAGTCGAGTGCCCCGTCCGGTATGTTGTCCAGCTGATGCCAGTTCGTGCCGTTATAAACAAAAGTAATCTTGTTCTTGGCTAGCGGCAGAATCCTGAAAGCGAAATCATCCGCAAAGATGAAGTTACCGGGCCAAACTACCGTGTGACCGCCTGTTGCGTCCTGGTCAAAGGAAAACCGCAAGAGATTTCCGTTTACCGGAGTCCCGGTAATCGTGATGGCCGTGATGTTGGCTGTCAGTACCGTGGAATAGCTGGCATTCTGGGTTGCGGCAAAAGACGGCGTGGTAGAAAAGGTTACGGAACTATTCGGCAGTCCTCCAGCAGATGCGCACGAAGCCCCTACGATGCAAGGCAGAACGACGGTAAATGGCCCATGCGCAACGACGTTTAACCCCGTGACGGTGTATTCATAAGTTCCAGGAGCGGCCCAAAAGGAGAAGTTTCCGAAGGCATCCGTGATGATGGGATTGGATTGGGCAATTGTAAGGGCTTGGTCCTGAAAGATATTCACCGTAGGCGAGCAAGGAACGCCGGGAGAACCAGCCGTACAGACAGTGACTTGCGCTCCGCCAACTGGCCTTCCTGTCGAGCCAAGAATGATGGCCTGATAGTTACTTCCCTGCCCATAAGCCAGAGCAGGGAAAAGAAGCGCCAGTGCTAGAAACCATCGTTTCATTGAAATAGCCCCTTGCTGCCGTTTATCTGCAGCTTTTGCTTCTCTGCTACATAAGCGGGAATGTCCGCGTCAGCCATGCCGTTGGGAATTGAAATGTCAGGAATCCCCGGAGTTTTTGCCCACCTGATACCCATTGCGTTAGAAATTGTGTACGGCTTTCCCTCTGACGAAAAGCTGGTGACTTCCTTCGGGGGATTGAATCCTTCGGGCGGCGTGTAAATCACCTTGTTGCCGATTTGCTGGAGCTGCGTGCCAGCGCCCGGTGTCCCGCTTTTCCCCATGCCCACTAGTTCATTGCGCGGAACAGAACCCATGTACTTCGGGTTGATTGGAGAAACTGCTTCGTTTGGCTCCGGCAACTGAATCACGCTGCCATACGGGATTTCACCTTTTGGCGTGAAAGGATTCGTGGCAATCGGTGCAGCCTGTGCTTGTGGAGAAAATGGGTCGCCACGAAGATTGGAAGGCAAACGAGTCGGCAATTTAGAAGAAAAACCGGGATTCTCAGGACTACCTACTTCCGGCTCGACTGCATTGAGTTTGTCGAATTTTGCTGCAATGCGATTTATGGAATTTATCTCGGCCCCGCGATTCGCGTAAAACTCATCAGCGGCAGGAAGCATTGCACCTGGATAGACAGGTTTCGGGGAAGGCTTGAACATTGCTTCCATCATGGATGGCCCCATTCTATAACCAGCTGCGCCGCCAGCAATCGCCCCGTAAGGACTTCCATGCGATAGCCCGTAAGCACTGCCTATTGCTGCGCCGCCAATCTGAGAAGCCGTTCTGACGCCAGGACGCATATTGCCATCAGGTGAAAATGCCGCATCGCTGATAGCACCTTTTGTTCTTCTCAGTGCTTCCGGGACAAGAGGAGATGCAGCTTGAACCATAGGAGCCGCTGTTGCGCCCCAAACTCCTGAAGTATCTCCGCTACGTGCAGCTTCTTCCATGGCGGAAGCGTTCGTAAAAGGAAGTGCAGCCCCGACGCGGTAAGCTAGTCCTGCACCCTCTTTTTTCCTCCGCTCATCAGCTTGGCGCGAAGCATCGGCCATTGCGGACTTGGCTTCTAAATCCATTCCGGGATAAGGACTAACGCCAGAAGGAATGAATGCTTGACCGAAATTGGATGCAAAACCTCCACCTTCTCGGTCACTTCCCGGCCTATCTTTCTCGAACTGTGTTGGCTGAGAAGAAAGCAGTAGCGCAATCTTCTTTTGCATCGGATGGCCAGTGGGCAGCTTCCCCGCAATCTCTTGCAGGTCCGCAACGTCTTGCTGGCTCAGATTCTGGTCATCAGCCACTACTGCACTCCTGTAATTCTGCCGTTGGCGTCACGGATAATCTTTAGTCCGCCCGTTCCGCTTGCTGGCGTGTCTCCTTCGGGGGAGAAGTCTTTGGGGAACTGTACCTTATCAGTCAATCCGGCTTGTGAAGCTGAGTCGTGCGCTTGCTGCCAAGCCGTATGCCTTTGCGCATGCGCTAGCTTCATCATGGAATCCATCTGAGGTTTGGTTAGAACAACGCCGCTCAAATAGCCATCGCTATCGAACTTGGCAGCCACGGTTTGCAGCCACGGAGCCGAAGCCGTTGCTTCATGGAGAATATCTTTCGTGATTCGTGCGCCTTTCTGAAGTCCTAGAGTCATGCCGATATGGTTCGTCAAAAGATTCAGCATGGCCTGCTGGTCGTTCTTTTCCGTTGCATCCTTGTAGGAGCTGTTCATAGAACGCAACCGGAAGTCAGCACCGCGAGCCGTAACCAAATCCTTCGTAACCTGCTTGGCATTCTCACTCTCAAACGCTTTATCACCTGATGCAGTCGGAGGAACAGGCAACTTTGACTTACCCATATCTCTGATAACTGCGCCTGTCTTCGTATCTACCAGTACTTTGTGGTTCTGTCCGCCAATATCCAAATCGGTCAGAGTGCCGCCCTTTGTATCAGTTTCTTTGGTGTTCTTTATTTTCTCCAGCGCATCGAGCGGCTTCATGCCGCCAGCCGTCAGGGATTCAAATGTTTGCTCATCCGGCGTCTTGGCAGGAGGATTCTCTTTCGCATTGGCGAGCTTATCCCAATAGCCTTCCTGCGCCGTGCGATGTGTAATCTCAGAGCCGATATTCTGGGCGTTAAGAGCCGCCAGTTTTTGTGCTTGGTCCTGCTTGATGGCGTCTTCAGTCAGCCCGTATTGCTTTGTGAGTCCTGCAATCTGCCGCTGCCGCTGATAGTATCCGCTGATGATGCTGCCAAGCTGGGGATTCCTCTGAGACATGATTGCGCCCAGAACGTGCCGAATCGTTCCGCCAACTCCAACTTCCGGGGGATTGTAGGCCTCGCTGAGCCTTGCACTGATGTCTCTAAGTTGCGGCTGATAGATGTCTCGCGTCACGTCGGGTTGGCCGCTGGTATTCGGATTGAATGCAGGCGACAAGGAAACTCCGCTACGAGCATTCGCTGGAGCTGGCTGCATGGCATCGTCAGGAGCTGGATTTTCGTCACCAGCGTAGCTAGAACTTCCACTCGTCCACGGGCTGTATGCCCCTGCGAAGGTCTGCGGATTCAGGAGTTTTCTAATTGTTGCCATAAGCCCTCATAAGAGGAATTTCGCCACTCCGCCTAATGCTCCCATCGCTCCACCGGAACCTGAAAAGCCTGACAGCCCTTGCATTATCTTGTTTCCTCCGGGCTGGCCGTTCTTTATGCCGCCAAGAAACATTTGTCTTGCTCCCGGCCTACCCGGCTGCTGCTGGCCAGCATCGAGAAAACTAGGCATATCTCCGTATTGCGATTGCCCCATGTCAATTCCGTTTTCATCCTGATAGCCTTGTCCCGGCCTGCGCATTTGCATCCCTAGAAATGACATCTCTTCCTCCTAATGCCCTGTGAGCAGCGAACCGAGATTACTGCCAAGTGAGCCGCCGAAGTTGCTCATAAACGAATCGCCAAAGCCCGGATGCCCTTTGACCGTTCCGTACAACTGGTTTGCTTGCCCGACCAATTGATTTTGTTGACTGTTAAGGCTATTGAGAAAACTACTATCTATCCCATAAAGCCCTGCAATTCCTTGCAAGCCAATCATCTTTCTGCGCAAGGACTCATCGGCAAAATCCTTCTGATTCTGCAAGTTCTGGCTGGCCAAGTCCCGGCCCTTACCACGAGCTGCCGCTCCTAGAAACGAACTAAACCCAGCTGAGTTGCCCGTTCTAGCCATTCTGCGCGAAGCCGCGTCGGTCGCTCCGCCGTAAGCCTCGTTGATTCCGCCTAGCGTGCTTTGATTGATGGAAGACTTTTCCGCGTCGGAGTAGCCGGAATTGAGCAAGGAACTGAACCCCGGCATGAGTGCGCCAAACTCTGAACTTCGTTGCCCCGCCGTCTTGCCCGCCTGTGCGCCAAGATTGCCGGATTGCGAGGTAATTCCCTGCTGGACACCTTTGCGACTGTCGAGCGACCCGAAGGTAGGACCAAGAAAACTCATTCGCGCACCGCCCATTGCAAAGTGAAGGTCTGTGAGGCTCCCGGAGTTCCTACCATATTGATTGTCAAATTGTTCACTGACTCAGTATAAGTGAAACCTATAGTCCCGGTACCGCCATTTCGTACTACCTGCGCGAACGGAGCCGAATTGTAGAGACCGGACGGGAAGGTAAGCACGATTTTTGGATTGGCGGATATTCCTGCCGTCCCGCATGTCACTGTCAGCTTTCCACGTTTAAAGGTTCCGTCTACGGAAGAAATAGTTGCACCGGTTCCGAAACCAGTTATAGAAAAATCAAGCGGCCTTACAGCCGTTCCGGGACCCAGTGCAGAAATAAGCTGATTATGCTCCTGTACCATTTTGCGGTGGCTCTCGTAGTTGAGAGGATTTTCCTTCAGCCCCGCGATGGCGGTAATCGAGATGGGGTTAGGCAGAGCCATCACGCATTCACTCCCTGAACAGGGGACCAAACAGCCGGTGCGACATACATCGCCATTCCCTGCATGCTCATCCAGCTACCTACGGCGTTGGTTTCAAACCGTACAGCCATTCTGTAGCCCTGCTTTTGGATTTGCCTCTCGACATTCTTGAATCCCAGTGTATTTAAGAACCAGCCACGAATGGCGCTAGACCATCCCTGGTCGCCTTTTCGCAGAGTAATCTGGCAGACTCCGCTTCCGATGACATTCGCCGTAATGTAGCCGTAGTTCAGGCGTTCGCTATCCTGGAAGTAGCCCGACTGCCAGTAGCCGTCAATCGCAACGCCGTCATCTGACCGCGCCGTTTCATCGAGTAAATAAATCTTTCCGCTCGTCGCATTGCTGCCGATGTAGAACTGCAAAATCCCATTCTGCCGAAGGACAATGTTCTGCGAGTTTGAGCCAATCTTCCACGGAGACCATTTGCGGCCAGCGCCATCGTTTTCGATTGCCGATTGAAACCCTTGCGTGTAATCAAGCGTCAGAATCGTGTTGTTTTGCGTGGCAGTCCCCAAGGGACATGCAACATAGATTCTCTTTCTGGCTGTATCCACTTTCACATCAATCAGGAATCCGTATTGCCAGTTGATTGAATCCCATGTCGGTTGAATTTCTTTAGCGAGGTTCCTGTCGTCAGTTAGGATTCCTCCAGAAAATAGCCACAGTCCGCTTTCTGAAGCGATTACCGCCCATTCGTCGCCCAGCCCTACGCCACGAGCCGAAGGCGTTCCTACCTTTGAGGAAATCTCGTCCACTTCCCATTCGTCCGGCTCCGTTTGTCCTGTATCCTGCGTAACGAATAGGCTCCTATCCTTGACCAAATACAGATAATCCCTCAAAACGAAGCAGCAATTGACGCTTTGGCCGCTTTCTTCCGCCGGCTGCAAGATCGAAGTCAGTCCATCGTAGCTGTCAGGGTCCTCTACCTTCGAGAAGCGTACTTGTGTATTTAGAAAAGGTTGCGAGGTCGGAAAGAACTCAATCTCATCAATCGCTACAGTAGCCAGATTGTCCGGCGTTCCATCGACATAAATTCTTAGCGTCAGGTCGGTGGGGATATTGGCCAGCGAGGAAAGAACGCTGCCACTATAGCTAAGAAATTGAGAGGTCAGCGTCTTGCACTGAATTGAAAATGAACCGGCAAGCGTTCCACTGCTAAAAAACTCAAGATGCAGCGTTCCTTGCGTGAAAGGGCCTATCCCCACGCTTGCTAGCCTGACCCGTACGCTGTAATTCGTATTTAGCTGCAAGATTTGTGCGCCGAAGGCATCCTGAAAGGCTGGCTGTGTAATCAGCCCTCTGGTCGCTGTAACTCCATCGCCGCTGATAGCGTAGGCATTTCCGAATACCTGCCCGAATCCTGAAAATCCGCCGCCTGTAAAACTGGTGGCGTCGGGCGTCCAGCCAAGCGGGTAAGTTCCTACGGGGTTTGTGGTGAATCCGCCGTCAAAGGAGAGATTAACGAAATCATCTACTTTGTTTAGTTCTCCCCACCAGACGAGACGATTATTGTAGGAAGTAACTCCCGCTGCTGGGCCAAGGGTAATCAATTCAAAAAGATTGTCTACGTTTGTCCCGTTCAGCAAATCCACGTCCGTGAAATCGAATACCTGGGAAGTAGTCGTGTTGTCGTTGATAATCATTATGGAAGCGAAATTAGTGGAATCCGGGATGTAGAAGAAGCTGTCGCTTGAAAAAGGAGTGAACGCCACGATTCTCGCTACTACGTTCGGAGGACCTATGGGGATATTGGTAAGCTGCACCCTTTTCCCGCCAATTGCTGTCCATGATAGAGGCGGAGCCGGTGCGGTGATATAACCATTGCGCGTCAGGAACATCACCGTAACCTGATGCACACCGGCCTGAATGTTTCCAATTAGCGTTACGGTCGCTCCGCCAGAAAGCCCCAATCCCAATGCTGGCCCTATGAAATAGATTGCCGTATTGCCCACCATGCGGATTTGCCATGTACCGTTATACCCAGCTACTCCCGCTCCGGCGATGGTCATGGAAAATCGTGAGGTCATCGTAAAAGTGGAAGGCCAAGGACCGGGAGCCGTCAGAGTAGCGACATAGATAGGCCAAGTAACCGTACCGCCGCCAGAATTAGCTAGCCCCAGCGTGTTGTTATAGACCTGAAACTTAGTGGCGGAAATTCTTTTCGCAACGGCAAAGGTACCGTTGTAGCCACCAACGCCAGCCCCGGCAATCGTTACGGAATCTCCGGGTTGTAAGACCAAGGGGACGGTAGCGCCACCCCCTCCGGTAATCGAAACAGTCACAACATTTCCCGTTTGGGTAAGACCGTTAGGGGAAGCTACAATCACGCCCTGCGCAAGGAATCCTAATCCGTTAGGCGCTCCCAGGGTAGATAGTACGGAAACCTCATCCGTAGCCGTAGGAGCAGCGCCGGGACCTACTTGGCTGACCCTGTCCGTGTTTGTTCCGTCATAGGCTCTTGGAATATCAGAACCAAATTGCCCTTGAGGAAAGGCTATGTATTCCCTGCCGAATAGAGTTACGGAGTTGCCGAAGTCTCCTGGAATCATCGTGGCATCGGTAATCGGAACCGCAACGCCGGGAGCGGTAGTCACATTCTCGTAGAAAAGGTTTCCGTCCGAATCTAGCCACAGTGTTCTTACCGTGCCATCCCGCAAAATGAAGCTCTTGAGGTAGTTGATTTTGTCGGGGTTAGCGGAAGTAAGTTCCGTGGTGAGGCCGGGGCGTGTTCTCCACAACCCCGGCAGGAACTCAATGTCAGAACAATCAGGCGACATAAAGTGAGGAAGGTTAGTCGGGTCTGTCCAAGTGGCCAGCCCGCCAAACTCCCTAACCTTCATCGCCTGATAGCCGTTAAGTGCCACTGTTACCTCAGTTCAAATTGTGCCGTGAAGCTGATCAGATCGCCGGTAGCCGCAGCAGGATAAGCGCCAGCAGCCAGTTCAGCTACCGCGCCAATAAAAGCCCTGATCTTTCCGTTGGCTTGCGTAGTTCCAGGTACCCAGGTGTAGTTGTTGAGCGCCTGTGCCGCCGTGCCAATCTGGCTCTCAAACTGAACAGCAAAGGGTACAAGCGAAGACGGGATACCCAATCCTGCAAAGGTCAGCGTGTCGCCGCCCTGCACATAGCTGCCGGATAGTGCAATCGTTCCGTAGACCCACAGCTGTTTCCCATCGTATTTCTTTTTCGTAATTGTCGCTGCTGCCGCCATTTGCTGCTCCTTTTCAGGGTTGAGTTCACCCGTTTGTTTTTGGCTCTACAAGATTCTATTTGTTCCCCAGTAGCGGTTTGAGCCGCGCCCGGAGTTGTTCGCCCTGCGCCTGCCTACAAGATAGTTCCTTGCGTGCGCTTGCAGATTGAGCAATTCCTTCATGTCCTCGTTAAACATGCCGAGGAAGATGCTGGCATTCTGCGAGCCTCGTGCATTCGAAGCCAGAAACGCTGTGTATGTCGCAATGGCATCCTGACAGCCACGGATTGTGAACTGGCCGTTGCCATCTGAAATATCAGGGAAAGCCACGAAGTAACGAAGCCTTATATCCATAGAATTTACGGAGCCTGGAAAGTAAAGCCCATCCTCATACCAGGCAAAGACTCCATTTCTCTGCCTCACGGAAGAATCCGAAAAACTGGGAAGTACGTTCACCTGTCCCATTGGCGCATAGGCCAGTCCTGACCCGTTGATTCTTTCTGAAACGTCACGCGGCCCAAGGAAGTCAGCAGGCAGTTGGGGATTAGTCGTATCGAGGAGTTGCGTGGCATTTGCAGGAAGCGTCAGATAGTTCTCGCTCGTCATCGTCTTGCTGCCGTTTTCCTGCAATCTGCTTTGTACTTTGCGGTAAGCCTTGTTAGCCAGAGGGATGAGCACGGTATCCGTGTAAACGTCCCCTTGCACTACCGGCGAGATGATTCCGTTACCGCTCGTGACATTTGCTCCCGTGCTGGTATAGGTAAATTGTGTAGGACTGAGAATCGCCAGTACGGTCTGCGTTCCGTTGAAGCTCAAATCGGAGACGCTTTGCACCTGGATGATGTTTCCCGCCTGCAAGTTATGCGGAGAGTTCGTCGTCATCGTGACGAGACTGCCTAAAGTGCGTACTGCCCGAGTAGGTGGAATCGT